GGTGGTGGTGTAATGACAGGTTCGTTCATCAATGAAATAAAAGGTCTTATGGATGCATTAAGTGAAGGTGGAGGTGTATCTGAATTTGATATACAACCTTATACAAGTGTTCAGCCACAAGGCTATGACCAGATGATAAACCAAGGCTATGATAGTTGGAGTCCTTCTGATGGAATACCCGGAGAAGGCAATCCTCATATTGGTGAGACTATATCGAACTTAGGGTTACCTGATACTGCCCAATATCAACCCGGCTCGAACTGGGGAGGTGGGAAGTATAACTATCAGAAAAATGTCTACGATATACAGACGATAGAGATGATGATTAATCAGAAAGCAATAGACCCAAAAATAGACCAAATAATCCCTCGACCTGATATAGGTGAGAATCAGTATGAAGTTAAACTAGCACAAACTGACAACACACTCTGGAATGACCAGTTACAAATGTTTATGTCACCAGATTGGTTGCGTACAGGTTCAATGGGTGGAGATTCTTTTAAGGATAATTACATGGGTGGTCAGGGAAACTATGATAGTTTGAGGTCAAATACCTATCCGGGTTCTTCAAATCAGTTACTAGATTTTAATAGATATTCTTAGGAGGTTAGATGGCACTCACTACTTACACAGAACTGAAAGCAAGTATCGCTGACTTCCTCAACAGGGACGATTTAACAGCAGTCATAGCCGATTTCATTACTTTGGCAGAGTCTCAAATCAACAGAGATGTACGACATTGGAAGATGGAAGCTCGTTCAAGTGGACAACAATCAGCCGCAGACGAGTACATGCAGATACCTGCTGATTGGGTAGAGACGATACGACTACATCTCACAGGTACTGGAACGTCAGTAGTCAATCTCATATCAAGAGATGCTATGTCAGACAAACGAGCAAAGAATGAAGACACAGCAGGAACACCAGTTTATTACACACATGCAGATGGACAATTTCAGTTATATCCAACACCATCTGCTGATACAGATTTTGAGTTGCTCTACATACAGAAGCTGGTAGCTTTGAGTGGTAGCAATGCAGATAATTGGCTTTTACTAGAAGCACCTGATGTATACCTCTACGGAGCATTGATACATTCGGCACCCTATCTAGCTGAAGACGAAAGGGTGGCTATTTGGGCGCAGATGTATAGTGCCTCGGTAGCTAGATTAAATGAAGCCTCAGAGTCAGCTAGGTTTAGTGGTTCGGGGTTGAGACTTAAGGTAAGGGGATTAGGATGAGTTTTACTAATTTTTTAGAAACGGAAATACTAGACCATGTATTTGCAGGGGCGGCTTACACAGCACCTTCTACAAAATACTTAGCGTTGTTTACAGCCATCGGTGATGGTGAAGCAGGTACAGTAACAGAACTGTCAGGTAGTGCTTATGCAAGACAGACTATTGCATTTACAACTTCAGGTAACACAACTTCAAACAATGCGGCTGTTGAATTTCCTACAGCTACTGGTTCTTGGGGTACAGTTACTCATGTAGGCATATATGATGCATCTTCATCAGGTAATTTGATGGCTTATGCAACATTATCGTCAAGTAAGGCAATTGCTACTGGTGATGTATTTCGAGTTCCATCGGGTGATTTAGATATAACGCTGAACTAATAAGAGCCAGTTAAATGGCTTTTGAATATAGCGAATCCGCCTATGGTTTACGAACTTATGGTTCGAGTGTTGGTGAGGTACTAAACGCTTCAGCAACAGTAACTGCAACATCGTCTATTGCTAATGTAAATTGGGTAATAGCTGTAGGTGCTGCTGGTTCGATGACTTCTACTGCAAGTATAACTTGTAGTGGTGAAGTTGTAATCATTGAAGATACTTCAGAGTTTTCGTATGGCACAGGTTTGTATGGTGCTAATCAGTATGGAATAGAAAACCTACAAACCATAGTATCAGCGACATCTTCTATAGCTAATGTAGAGTACATTAGAGTAAGAAATGCTACTGGTATTGTTGCAGCAGAATCTGCTACAGTCACGATAGGTGGTTTTACTGCAAATGCTAGTGCAACAGTAACAGCTACTAGTGCTACTACTTGTGGTGGTCAGGTTGTTGGAGAGAGAAGTGGTACTGTTACAGGTGCTTCTTCAGTTACAGCTAATTCAACATGTACTTTCAACTTTACGATACCGATTGCAGTCACTTCGACTACAACGTGTGCCGCAGAGGAGTTCTTCCTTGAACGTTCTGACCAGATGGTTTATGGTCATGGACTGTATGGTAGACAGGTATTTGACCAAGCAAACTTACAAACAGTTGTATCTGCTGTATCAAGTGCAACAGCTACTTGTAATAGAGTATTAGCAACTACTACTGCTACAGTAACTGCTGTATCTTCAATTACAGCACTTGCTAGAAGAGTACCTGAAGGTTCTGCTTTAATTAATGGAACATCGACAACTGTAGCAACATCAACAGGTAATGGTACAAGGGTTAGAACGAGTGGTGCAACAGCTACTCCTGAAGCAACGATTGCAATAGCAGGTCAGGTAGTAGGTGAAAGAAGTGCAACTGTAACCGCAGCCGCTTCAAACACAGCTAGTGCTGTAACTGTTGTGGCAGCAGATGCTGCTTTAACAGCTTCATCAACCATAGCCGCAATCTGTAACAGGGTAAGGTTTGGTTCAGGTGTACCAACAGCAGTTGCGAGTATAACTGTATTAGGATTTGCGACAAGAGGTGGAATTGCATCAACGACAGGAGCTGCAACATTAGTTGTAGCCTCAGAGAAAATTTTCCAAGGCAGTATTGTATTGCCAGTAGAAGCTTCATTCACAGTAGATAGTGAGAGAATACAAAGAAGTGGAGCTGCTGTAAGCGTTACATCAGCAACTGCTACAATAGGCAGAGAAAAATGGGAAATCATAGTCAACGATGCAGTAACATGGACACAGATAGCGGCATGAGGATGATATGGCACTAATACCTTTAGAATTACCACCGGGCATACATAGGAACGGAACAGATTTCGAGTCTTCCAATAGATGGCGAGATGCAAGTCTTGTCAGATGGCATGATGGTTCATTAAGACCAATTGGAGGATGGACAAGTAGAAAAACAAGTGCATTTCCAGATGCACCTAGAGGTATGATTTCTTTCTTGGACAATTCAAGTGATTCCTATTTAGTAGGTGGAACTTACAATAAACTCCATTACATCAATCCCTCACACACAGTTTATGACATTACACCTTCAGCATTGACATCAGGTGATTTGAATGGTTCATTGAATCTTGGTTATGGTGGTGGATTCTATGGACTTGATGAATATAGTAGAGAACCAACAAGCTCAGGTATTTACGCAGAAGCGACAACATGGTCATTGGACACATGGGGTGAGTACCTTCTGGCTTGTTCGTCCAAGGATGGAAGGATTCACGAGTGGCAACTCAATACAGGTGTAGTTGCACAGATAGTTGCTAACGCACCTGTGGGCAATAAAGCGATGGTAGTGACTGAAGAGAGATTCGTATTCGCCCTCGGAGCAGGTGGCAATCCTCGAAAGATTGCATGGTGCGACAAGGAAGCTAATACTGTTTGGGCGGCATCTGCAACAAACGAGGCAGGTGATTTCGAGTTACAGACAACTGGGCAAATCATGTGTGGACTAAGAATGAGAGGTCGTACACTAATCCTGACAGATAACGATGCACACATAGCTACTTATTCAGGTGCGCCATTTATCTATGGATTCGAGAGAGTTGGTACAGCCTGTGGTGTAGCCTCAAGAAGAGGAGCTGTAGCTATAGATGAGGGTGCATTCTGGATGGGCAAGAAAGGATTCTTCACATTTGATGGTTCTGTTGCAAGGGAATTACCCTGTGAAGCATTGGATTATGTATTCGATGACATAAACCCTGCACAAATGAGTAAGGTCTACGCAGTCCATAATTCACAACATGGTGAGATATGGTGGTTCTATCCGAGTGCAGACAATCTTGAAAACAACAGATATATTTCATTGGACTACAAAGAAGGTCATTGGAATGTAGGTGTCCTAGACAGGACAGCAGGTGTTGACCTAGGTGTGTTTAAAAACCCTATATGGTGTGACGCAGATGGTGATTTATACAACCAAGAGACAGGTTTTGCACATGGGGCAATCAAACCTTATGCAGAGTCAGGTTCGATTAGTCTTGGAAATGGTGATACTATCATGCGAGTGACTAACCTGATTCCTGATGAAAAGACACAGGGACAAGTTCAGGTTACCTTTAAAACTAGGTTCTATCCTAATGCTACAGAGACAACACATGGTGCTTATACTCTGACGAATCCTACAGACGTTAGATTTAGTGGTAGACAGGTAAGAATCAAGGTTCAGGGTGTGGCAAACACCAACTGGAGGTCAGGAATCATGAGAATTGAAGCAACAGCAGGTGGTAGGCGATGAGTGTAGCGACCCCACCACCACCATTAGGAGACAAGTGGAACATTTGGGGTGAGCGTATTAATAAATTTTTAGTCTCTACAAGAAATACATTACAACATAAAGATTCTGATTCTAAGGCAACGGAAGATGGAATATTGATGTGGGATGCAGCTCAAGGCACAGTAGTAGTATCAAAGAATGGTGCTTGGGTAAGGATAGAATTAGACCCATGAGTGTACAAGACGAATTAATAAAATGTAGAGAGTGGATACAGTCTGCACTCGATAAAGGTGGAGACACTCACGATTTTGTTGACATTGTCGATGGTGTTATGAGTGGTCACATGCAACTATGGAGTGGTGCAAACGGATGTGCAGTCACAGAAATATTAGTGTATCCTAACAAGAAGATTCTTCATGTCTTCCTAGCAGGAGGAAAAAAAGGGCATGGAATTGAACAAATAATGGATATGCATGATGATGCTGTTGAATTTGCCAAGAGTAATAATTGTCAAGGGATGACTGTAAGTGGAAGAAAGGGCTGGAAGAATATGCTTCAGGATAGAGGCTGGAAACAGCAATTTGTAACATTGAAAAAGGAGTGGTGACATGAGTGGTGGCAAGGGAGGAAGTGAAACAACAGAGACAACGATACCAGCTTGGATTCGAGACCCAGCAATAAGAAATCTAGCGAGGGCAGAAGCAGTACAACAAATACCGTACATGCCTTATTATGGAGCAGACGTTGCTGCTTTCACACCAGCACAGAATGCGGCTTTCGATACCAATATAGGTGCAGCAGAAGCATTTGGTTTATTAGCTCCAAACACATTAACTGCAACAAGTGGTATGCCAACTCCAACAGATTTCGATGGTTTCACAGGATACAGTTCTCAACCAATGTATGAGTCAGCGTTAGCAGAGCTGAAAGCGAAACAACCTGATGCAGTTGCACAATACGATGCACTCTTTGGTAATACTGTACCTGCACCTAATTATGGTGGTGGTGGAAGTCGCTTCAGAGGTAGTGCAGGTGGTGGTGGAGGTGGTGGTAGACAACCAATCACCACGTCAGGATGGAAAGACAAGGATGCGGTGGTAAAAATTATGGATGACTTAAACACCGAACGTGGAAAGATACTAGCAGGTAATCCTGACCAATTCGGAGCAGGTGATGCTTTAGCTCAGGCAAATTGGCAAAAAATATCTAACTCACCTCAATATACAAATGCAAGATATGGAGCAGGTGGAGGAAACGCTGTAGCTAATGCAGAAGCGGCAGCACTAGCTACTAAAAATTGGGGAAAGTGGGGGGGAGTGTAGACGCCTCCCGAAAAACGGACATGATGATAGATAAGATGATACCTGACAATACAGTACAAAAAGAAAGAGCGATAATAAATGCAGGTGGTCTTAGTCCTAATATGGCAAGTTTCTTGATGAAAGATGCTCAAAAAATTATTGATACAAAACCGGCTTGGAAACCATCTACGATTGACTACAATTTCCCTGAAGTGCATTATCCATTGGATAGGGGAAAGAAAATGATAATTAAA